GGTCTTGTTCTTAAAGACATTGTAAACCCAGGAGTCATATCAGAATTACCTTCAAATACTCTTAAATATGATTCGGCTGTTAATTGATCTGATTTGGGGGAATGATAAAGGTTACGATAACCTCTTTCAATGATAGCATCTAATGTTGCCCAACCAATTGAGGCATTTTCAACTACTAACATTGCATTATTATATTCGGAAGCTAAACCTACTAAGAAATAACCATATTCTTTAGGTGGAAGCTGTCCTTTGTATTCAGCAACTTGTGTATTAGTTGCTATATCAATTACATGACAAGCGGAAGAGTCTTTACCATCACCTCTGGCTACGTCTGCTACTATCATGTATTCTCTACTATAATCTGCAGGTTCCCATATCCATAAATTTTGGTCAGCTCCTCTTCGCTCTAATGGTTCTTTAATTGTTGTTTCTTTTATAAATTCTACCCATTCAGGATAAAATACTACATCACCTGATGTACTAAAATCGCAGTCACATTCTTGGGCTGCTAATCTAGGATCACCTAATAATTCATCTTGACGTTTTCTCCAAGCTTCATCTCGTTCAGGATGAACATACCAAGGTAATTTAATTGGTAAAAAATCATTTTCAGCTGATTCAGCTGATACCCATGTTTTGTGAAACCAGTTACCAGTACCGTAAGGAGTTGATAATACAATAGCACCACCACCTGTTGCTAAGGTTTGTTGTGCTGAGGCCCAAATTTCACCAATTTGTTCAATAAAAGCGGCCTCATCGACAATCAATAAAGATACTGCTTCTGATCGACCAGCATCACTACTTGCTGAAGTTGCTTTAATTTGAGATCCATTTGATAATCGTAGTGATAGTTTATTATTTTCTTCAGCACCTATTTTCAACCACGAAGGTAAATTATCGAACATAAACTTAACTTTCGTAACCATGTTACGAGCAGTTTCCTGTTTAGTTGCGATACAAAGTACGTTTTTATCTTTATGAAATAACATTAACCATAAAGAATAACCTGCGGCTAGGGTTGATATACCTAACTGACGAGATTTTAATACAACAGAATATGGATTATCTCTAAATAAACGTAATGTTTTTTCTTGAAAAGGATATAAATTAAAAAGTACTCTGCCCCTTTGTGGATGTTGAATATGACAGTATTTTTTCATAAAGTGAGCAGGATCCTGTGCACACTTTAGATATTCTTCTCTAATTATCTGTCTTAAATCGGGTTGTTGACTCATTTACCTATTTTCCAATAGATACGGCCTGAGAGAACTGGTTGTAAGTTTTGGTTAACACCCAAGCCATATGCTTGTTTCTTTTTATTTTTATACATCAATTCGGCACCAACATAATTAAGTTGATTTTTATTTCCTGCAACTCCTAAACCATAATAAAATTCACGTTTGTTTTCATAAACGGTATTTGTAATAGTAGTAGTTGTAACAGGAATAGTAATTTTTTGAACATAACTACGAGACTCTATTTTATTTTTAGAAATAACGTCATTTACTACTACATAACCTATAGTATCTAAAGATAAAGTATCAGAATATTTGTATTGAGCATAATATTCAAACAAAATTGCTGCAGTATCTGTGGGAATAGGGTATGGGATTAATTTAGGGATTTCTTTAGTTTTCCATTTTGGAACATAAACAGGAACTTCTTTTTCTATAGTAATATATTCTGTTTTAGTTTCAATTGTTGATTTTGGTGGTTTTGGAGTTGAATTTTTTCCATTCCCAGAACAGTTTCTCATCAATAAAATTATAATGATGAGTACTACTATGAGTATATTTTTTATATTTCCAAAAACCTTTTTGAAGTCCATATTATTCGTCTTCGTCGTCCATTGAAGGATTAATCATAGCTTCTAATTCTTTTTTAAGCTTAGTTAAACCCTTTAATTGATCAACATATTTTTGTTTTTCAGCACCTTCGGCTGATTTGTATTGATTTAATACTGATTTCATTTGTTTAACTACATCTGTGTATTTGGATTGTAGTTTAGCAATAGAAGCATTAGCAGCAATATCTTTAGCTGTTGGTTCTATATCATCCTCTTCTTCTTTCAATTCAACATCTATACCTTGAGCTGTCATTTTTTTGATATCTTGTGGAGGTGCGGCTTTAGACATTACTACGGTACCACGAGTTTTATCAACATCAATTTCTGTTAATTCAGATACAATAAGTTCTTTGATATATTCTTTAGCTTCTGATTTTTTCATTGTAAAGTTATTTTGTTATAAATATCACAAAGAAAGGGCAGATTTCACCTGTGCAATACGTTCTTCTGTAGAACCTTTAATATGTATTAAATTTTTAATTCTATGTTTATTAAAATCTAATTGGAATTTAATAATAGAGTCAATTGTTTCTCTGTATTGTAAATCTGTTTCACGAACTCCATTATCTTCCATATCAACTCCTTCAGGAGAAACATAAAATAAATAATCATATTCATGGAGCATAGTTTTAGCAAACTCACAAAACTTTTCAGCATCATAATAATTCATTGATTTTGATGCTTTAGCAAATGCCATTACATCAATAATAGTACGATCTGTAATGATGTTTTCTTGCATTAATTCGCTTGCTCGTTCTGCTAAGAATACAGCTTGACCTTTAGTAGTTGAATCAGTGTTCAATGGAATACCTAATTCCATTAAATACTTTGAACGTTCTGTTCTAAATGTATAATTTTCAAATTCAGGTAATTCTTTCCCTAACTGATTTAATTTTAGTTGTTTCTGTATCGATCCATCTGTATTCAAATTCTCCTTTAGCAACATACCATGATTCTTCTTTAATTAAATGGTAGTGCATTGAAAATTTTTTATCTTTTTCAAATACGAGAAGTTTACCACAATAAGCATCGTGGTTTATGATCCAAAGCTCGTGACCCCATACTTTTTCATATCTATCTCCTTTACGAGGAATTGGTTCGTATTTGTGTCCCATATTAAAATCTATTTGTTTGTCCTTTCAATCCAGGGTTTTTATACCAAGGTAATCCTTCTCTTTCTTTGCGAGCTTGTTTCCACTCTTCTTCTGTTTTTTTAATACCATTAAGGTAATATTCACGTTTACGATTTTCACCTTCAGGAATTAATGCTGGTCCATCCCAGTTATGAAGTTTGTTGTCGAAAACATACGCGATTGTACCATCAGCTTTTGTAAGCTTTTTAGATGGTGTGTACTTGTGGTTTGATTTTTGTTCCATATTAAAATAAATCTCCGGTTCCTTGATCGTAAAGATACACATGCTTTTTATATTCTCCAAGCACAGATTCAGCAACATAAATTGCTTGTGCTCCTGATACTGTAATACCTCGTGCTGATAAAGCATCTCCTACAAAGTGTACATTGGGGTAATCTACTAATGCTAGATTTTTATAATCTACTTTTACCTCAGGTGAAAGATATTTTACTTCAGGAATATACATACCCCAATCATCTTGTAATGTTGGAAATACTTTTTTCATATCCATAATAAAATCCATCACATATTTAAAATAACCACCCATTGCCGGTTCTACAACGTGAGCAAGTGTATCTAAACTAATTTGAGTTGAAGTTACATCATTACCTTCAGATGTTGTTGATGGTTTACGAGATGGACTATAATACAAACCAGTTCCGTTTGATTGTAATTTATTTACTACTTCACGTGACCAAGTAAATGGATCTTCAATACCATTAATTTCCATCAAAATACCAAAGTTAGTCATGTTGTTTCGATACGCTTCGTCTTTTTTAGCGTGACCATTGTAACTGTGATCTCCATATGTTTCTTCCACAGCAACATAAGCGGCATTATTGTTTGTACAGAATGAACGTAATGATACTCCTTCATCATCAAATTTTCTATATAACTTAAAGTCATACGAAATATCGATTAGTTTTTGGAAGTGTTCTTGTGGTGCTTCAAATCGAACACCAATTTGAACTGATTTAGGTTCGTCTGGGAGTTCATATTTGTTAGCTAATTCTTGAGCGAAATCAATACCTGATTTACCTACACCAAAGATAAGTTCATCATAAAACATTCCATCATTATCCATATTTGCGAATTCAGGTTTAACTGATTTCATGATAATTTCATTGTGTCTAAAATTAATATTAGATACTTTAGTTTCCCAATAAAATTGTACACCTTTAGACACTAAATAATCATACCAATTTTTAGCAATTTCAGATAAATAATCTGTACCTACGTGCCATACTGGGAATAAACGTAAACCAAAATATGGTTTGATAAATTCAGGTTCCTCAACAGGATTTGAACATTGTACTTCTTCAGGTTTAGGGTGAAAACGTTTGAAATTGGTAATTACTTGATCCATCAATTCCATTGCTTTTTCTTCACCACAATACTTAGACAATTGTCCTCCAATTGCTGTGTGATAAGTCAATTTACCGTCTGACCAACCTCCAGCACCTAGGAAACCTGTCATTACTTCTTCAGGTTTACGTTGATATGGATCTTTACCCATATCAATTACTGTGATCATTTCACCAGGATAACCATTATCAACGAGCTTTGTTGCTGCGTTTACACCTGCTACTCCTGCTCCAACAATTACTATTTTCTTCATATTATTATCAATGTTTAACTATTAAATATACATAAAAAAAGTGGCGTCTCCAAATTGGATGACGCCACAGCTGTCAAAATTTTTAAGAAAAGCGACGGGCTATGAATCCGTCTATAAATTAAGATCCAAATATACCTGTGTTATCATAATAAATACACCCTGCATTTCCACAAGCATTTTTAACGGCTGCTATATCAGCAAGAGTAGTACCTACAGATATAATTGGGTTTCCACTAGCATCCGGAACTCTCCACAAATTAGATAATACATTTGCTTGAGTAAAAGCATATGTTCTAATTACACCTTGAGTTGCAGTTGGAACTACAATTAAACAATTACCAGCAGATGGATCAGCAGGAAAATTTCGAGTTTTAGATATTTGACCACCCCAGTTAGTAATACTAGCGTTACTTAATCCTCCTATAATATTTGTTGTTCCACCAAAACCTGGATTGATAGGAATAGTAACACCACTTATTCCTTGAACTGTTCCTTGTGCGTCACATAAAAATGAAAATGGCATAATTTCTTATATTAGTTTATTATAAATATTAAGCTGAAAAGAGTCCTGAGATAAATTGTTTTATTTCTCCTCCTTTAACTGCACTTAAAGCTCCTTCTAAAGTAGCTAAAGATAAATTTTTAGCTTGTAAAGCTTTTACTGCAGTTGCACCAGATGCTATTAAGAAAGTAGCTACAATTACATGAAAAATACCACTTGATATTTTTTTAGCTTTAGTAGGATCTTTAACAAATTTTTTAACAACTGCTTCTAAAGGTGCCATATACAAATGATGTAATTCATCGGCAATGTGACCTAATTTAGTCATCCATTGATTGTAAGCATCTTGGTCTGTTGGTTTTTTACCTAATACTTTATTAACCATAGCACCAGCTGCTTTACCAAATTTAGCAACTAATCCCATAATAGCAGGCAATGCAATAGCAATACTTGCTACTGTTAAT